CTCAACTAGAGAGCCGAGCTTCACTAGTTCCGGGAGCTTCTTCTTTTTGAAGATGCCTTCCGGTGTGATGAATGTAGAGCAGAACTCTACACATCGTGGTGAGGATAGACTCTTGCTCTGATTTATCGTCAGACCAATAGTCTCGCAGAAGTGTTCGTAGACCTCCGCAACAGGAGATCCTACGATCACGGCATCGTCTCCAACTATCCAAGCGTAACGCTCGGAATTGGAGGGGAAACGGCCATGTGCTTGGTAAAAGCAATAAGCCGTCACTATCCCATGAGCCATAGATGCTAATGGGAATGAAGGGAAAGACCCCATAGGGGTCCCCGTGCCATAAGATGACACGTAACCCTTGCGCATCACTGAGAGATCATAAGCTCCCAGTGAGACTACGTCCATTATCTGGATATCGTAGTCTGAGACGAACCCCAGGTCTCTGAGTTTACAGAGAACTGGTCGCTGAATTTCCCAGTAAGGGAAATTATCAGTGAACGAGGACTGATCATATGAATAGATCATGTCCGGGTTCTTTTTCCGGACGTTGCGGGAGACGACCTTGTATAGGTCTTCCCTTGCTCCGTCGTGGGATTTGACCCACTGGATCGCAGTTCCATCGTTGATTTTCTTCAACGTGACCATCAAAGGGTACGATAACGACCCTAAGACTGGGAGCTGCACCGCTACTATACGCGGTTTCGATCCGTTCTTAGGTGATATTCCTATTTTTCCAATAGGAACCACCGTCTCAAAGGCTGATGGAAATCGTTCTAGATCCCATTCAGCTTCTACGGGAGAACCGTAGAGTACGCGCGTTAGGAATTCGCTTGGATTCCCAACTGCCAATTCTCTTATCGCAGGAATACGTAAGGAATTGGTAATGTTGTATAGTCTATCATCTGTACGAGGTAGACTTATACACTTCCCTGCTTCTGTGATATAAGCCATTCGCTTATCACTCGCAGAGATTGCCCAAACAGGTAGATACTCTTTTTCAGGTATCTCTCTGTTCTGCAACATGAAAGGAACATATTCGTTAATGAATAGTTTCCAATCATGAACCACTTTCTCGTCCAGAGAAGTGGTGTGGGTTATCGATTGATAACCCTTCCGCAAATCTTGGACAGAAATGTCCGAATCGAGTCTAAAGAGACACGATTTAAGATTTGTCATGCCGGCCCAGATTGTCTGGGTTGCGGCGAGGCTCGGATCGAGGTTCAAGATC